TGAAATCGGTGACATTTTATTCTTGCTGTCGTCTTCGCTTTTCATTACATTTCCACCTGGTTTGATATCGCCTGCGGCATCCGGGGCTGATCTTTCTTTACGTGCTTTTTCTAACTCTTTCAATAGTTCCATAACTCTCATTGAACCTGCTGACTTTTGTTCATCTTTTGAATCTTCATAAGCAGTGTTAAGTTTTGCCTCGTATGGTTCATCTGACTTAGGTTCTTGATACGCTTCCTGAGGTTCATTTGGATTTCTCACAATGATATGACTTTCAGGCAAGTTACAGTAAGTTTTGATGTATTGTTGTAGAACTTGCGTTGTTGTTGGGTATTGTAATTCTGTTTCAAAATAAGTTGCTCTTTCATTTTCTAGAGCAGGAAAATCTAATGGTCTTTTTTGTATTGGAGTTTTCTTGCCATTGCCCATCTTCACAACCACAAACTTTTCCAATGCTGACTCTAGATGGTCAGCAAAACCTTCAGGCAACTCGCCCGCAACACCTATTTTAAATGGGTATGTTTTCGTGCTTTCTGCTAGTATCTGTCGTAATCTACTTGTCATCGTTGTATTTATCCATCTTTTTAAGTTTTTCCAACAAACTGTTGCGGTCAGATATCACATATCCTTCTCCTTGTACCACATTTGTGTCGGAATCACCTTGTTTTTGATCCTGTTTTTGCTTCTTAAGTTGTAGATCCACCATTTTTAACTTTTTGTCCATTTTGGCTACTCTGGCATCCAGTGTGGTCTTTAACATATTGCCTGCTACTTCAAATATTCGAGCAGAGTATCTGCTTTCAACATTCATACCTAAATCCATTAGATCTTCGTAGGCAGTGATTGCTCTGTTGCTAACGTCATCCAATTCTGAATCTCCCAACTCCCCCAAACCTTCAACTTTTGGTAGTGCCGCCGCAATTTTATCAAATTCAGCAATGTCTCTCATTGTGTTTTTTTGCTGTTCTAAACTCTTGTTTTTCTTTTCTGCTTTGTCATCTGCTAATTTGGCTTTGTCTTGTTCCTCTTTGACAATTTCCTGTGATTCAGGAAGATTAAGCAGTTCTTCTAATTTTTTGGTCATACAATTATTTATGGTGTGGTATTATCCTCGTCTACCATTATGAAAGATATCTTTTTCGTTGATAACTCTGAATTTAAATCCTTTGTCCTTGCACCACATCTGAGCACTTTGCCATTTGGCTTTATTGATTATAAGTTGTGCTTGATTGTGCCTATTCTTGCCGACTTTTTCTGTGAGAGTCTGATTTTCTGGTTTGATTTCTATTACCTCTGCGTGTGGTCTTCCGTTTTTATCTGTGTAAGCGATAAAAAAATCTGGCACGTAGATTGTGAACTTTCCTGTGAGAGGATGTCTATACGGAATTTTAATTGATTCGTTTGCCCATTTGGTAATGCTGGGACTTTCGTCACAAAATCTCATGAAAGCGAACTCCCAACTACTTCTATACAACGGAGATCTTCCTCCGATATACTTGCCGGGATTTTTCATTTGAAATCTACCTTGAGCGAACTTCGCCATGGACTTATATCACTATGTTTCTTTTTTCAACTAGATCTAAATCGTTATCTAATTTGTATCCTAGTGATGAAGTATTCTGTCTATTAAAATTTAGTACTTCTGTCACAATATAACTTAATTGAATTTTTTCCATTCCTTTGAGTGTGTCCAACAATTCAAAGACTTTAACATTATCAATTTTTGCTTGTTGTAAAATTACTGTTGCTGTAGATATACTGGCTTGTCTAGCAAATCCTCTAGATTCAAAAAAACCAACCACAGCATCTACTTCATTGGCAGGAAAACTTATTTTTTCGTTATAATAATTGTCAAAAAAATCTCTTACTTTTTTTGAACTGTCTGTATCGTTACTTGTTGGTAAATTTGACATTATTTGTTCCTTATGATTGCTTTAATACCGGCACCTATTCCTGTTCCAATATTGCCGGAACTTCTTCCAATCAGTGTGTTAGGTATTCCAAATGATTTGTCTGCTGTTCCACCTATACGTCCAATTGCTCCTGTTAAGATGTTGAAGCCTTCTTGTCTTAAACCTTCTTTGCTTAATTTTTTAATATTTTTTAATCTGTTTGCTGTTCGTAATATAGATCCTAATGTTATTCGGCCACCACCATTTTGTCCAAGAGCACTACCTATGTATGTGTATGGTCCTGTGTTAGATCCAAACAGTCCTGACAGAACTCCGCCGTCGCCAAATAAACTTGTTGTACCACCTCCTGATAATGAATTTGGAGAAGGTGTTTTATCATAATGTTCTGCGGCAAATCCTTGTGGTGCATTGTTTTCAACTCTGCCTCTACTGTATAATACTGCTTCATAATCTACCTGCATCATATTTGCCACAGGTCCGCTTTCTTGATTATTAAGTGTATCATGTTGCCATTGACTTATTACAGGATTTACCAAAGTGAAACAAGTATATGTTTTCCTTGCCATTTGATATATTTGTATGCTGGTAAAAAATGGTTTTTTAATATCTGCGTCTTTTCCAAATCTAAATTTATTCAATTCTGATCCATGAAATGCATTGCTGTGTTGATATTGTTTGATAGCAGTGTGATTAGGATTACCAACTGTGTCAGCAGATGAATGTCTACCATCTACAAAATAATATCTATAATAACTTTCCCATAGTGCTGTGGTAACTCCATAATTGTCATCATGAAACACAACTTGTATAGGATCATATTGTATTTTTGTTTGAATTTTTCTTTTTTTATTGTATTGTTGTGCTACTAAAGTATCCACAGTGTACTTAGGCAAATCAATATTTTTTACCAACATATTCAATTCATTTTTATGATTGCCTATTGGTGGAACAGATGTTTGAGCATCTGGATTTAAATGAAAAACCACATGATATAAAAATTTTTGCTTAGGTGCTAATCTAAAACTTTCATCCACATACAGTCTGGATGCATGAGCGAAATCGGCTAGATTGCCTTTGGGATTTAATGTGCCTTTGAACACATTATCTAAAAAACCTTTGAGTAAGTTTGCCATATACAGTATTTATGTTGTGAAAAATATGGTGTGTTAAAAACAAAAAAGGGGCCTGAGCCCCTTTTAAGAATTTATAAATGCTAATGATTATTATGCGCCGCCGCCTGTAATTAGTGTATTGACTGTTCTTCCTACTGAAGTACCAATACCTGTTCCTTGCGGAGTTTGAATAGCGTTGTCATATCTTATTGTCAATGACACAGTGACTGGCTCACTGGTGTTGTACGCTAATTGATTGTAGTTTGCTCCTTCGATGTAGCAACCATACAATTCAAATGTTTCTAAAACGTTTACTACATTGGCACCATTTGCACCATCTGTGATTTCTATTCTAGTAACAAATTTGTAATCGGAACCTGAAGCCGCCGCTGATTGTTCAAAGAAATCAAATTGCTTCTGTAATTGTTCTCCAACTAATTTTTGAACGTTGTTTGAAACATCTTCTCTCAAAGTTAATGTGATGGCTTCCCAAGTGTGTTTACCTGCTAGATATACTTTTGAGTTGTAAACATCAATTGTGGTGGTTTCGAAAGTTAAATTAGGTCTGGTTACATCTGCCACTTGTTTTGTAAGTTCAGTAGTCGGTGTAGATACACCAAAGTTTTCTAGTGTAACTCTAAAACGATACTGTAACTTTGGCATTAACAGCCCTTGATTAGAAGCAGATTGGTTACTGTCTAAAGGTACTGTAATTTTTGATAGTGTAGATATACTCATTTGTTTCTCCTATAATATTTATCTTATTATAATCCTGCTATTTCACCAGTGTTTTTCAATCTTAATGGTACGTAGATGAACTCAACTGCTTTGACTGGCTCAATCGCAATGTCCAAGTACAACTCGTTTCTATCAATTCTAGTAGGTGTGTTGTTGGATTCGTCACACACAACTAGGAAGTCATAGATTGCTCTATTACCAACTAATTCAAGTAATAAACTTTCTGCTTGAGCCTTGATCTCATCTCTTGTGATTTTATCATTTGGTTCAAACACATAAGGTCTTGCCAATTTGTTCAATTGACTTCTTAAGTAAATTACTAATCTAGCAACATTGATTCTGTCTAGTGCAGAACTTCCAGCAAATCTAGTTTTTTGTCCGTAGTTGACTAAACCAGCACCTGTTATGAAAGTGATTGGGTTAACATTGTTTGCGTACAATGTGTCTCTTTGACCTTCATTCAATGCTGATGGAACAAATTCGCCTTCGCTGTTGATATAACCAGTTGAACTAGCATTTGTGATTCCGCCTCTTCTTGTGCCTGCTGGAGCAAACCAAGGGAAAGAAACTTGATCACTTAACGCAATTGTTCTTAACATCATGTGTGATGCTGGTACAACCACATTGTTACCGAAGTTGTCGCTTGTGAATCCTGATGGATAAAATACACCCAAGTATTCATCTGTTGAAACTAAACCGTTGTCGTTGTCTTCAACTGCTAGGTTTACATTGGTTGCCCAATTTTGTAAACTTGTAGCATCTGGAGTTAATCTCATCGGAGAGTCACCAACGATAAACGCTGATAAGCCTCTGTCATTGTTAAGTGAAATCATTTCACCGATCAATTCTGGATAACCTGGAGTTGCCATTAAATTGAACAATCTAGATTCGTCATCTCTAATCTCTTGATTAGAATTTAACATTGCTTGTAAAGATTGTACAACAACTTTACGTTGTGCTTTTCTTCCAAATGATCCTGAACCATCTGGTTGATTAGCAGACTCTGTTGTCCATCTGTGAGGATAGTAGTCATCCATTACTGTGTCAGCATCAGAACCTCTAGTGTTTTTTGCTGTCAAGTCCACATAGTTTCTTTGGAATTTTTTCACATTGAAACCAGAACGTCTTGTGTTCCATAACAACATACCTGCTGGGTAAAGTGCTGGATCTGGAGCATCAGTGTCTAAATAATCGCTTGATAATAAATCAGCAATTGAAGCCGCAGTTGCATTTTGTCCTGTTGTACTCCATCTTGCGTCAGCAAACAATATTCCGTTTTCTGTTGTTTGATCAGTTTTGTCTACTTCAATCCATTTTAGTGTAGAAGCATTCCATTTGTAAATGGTTGGATAGTTTTCTAAATCTGCTGTTGAAATCCATAAGTCACCTTCT